GGCAACTCTGAAGACGAAACTGTCTGAAGAAGTAGAAAGAATCGAGTCTGCTTATCAAGAGAAACTTGCGGAAGAGACTGAGTCTCATCGCAGTGAACTCGTTGAGAAAGTAGATTCCTACCTGAACTATGTTGTTGAGCAGTGGATGGAAGATAACAAAGTCGCCATCCACAACGGTCTGCGTACTGAAATTGCTGAGAACTTCATGAACGGAATGAAAGATCTGTTCGTTGAATCTTACATCGATGTACCGACTACCAAAGTTGACCTCGTCGACGATCTTGCTGATCAAGTTGAAGAACTTGAAGAAGCACTCAACAGGACAACAGGTGACGCGATCAAACTGTCAGAGCAAATCGAGGAATTACAACGACAGGCAATCATTGCCGAGTCAGTATCTGACCTCGCCGACACTCAGGCAGAGAAGTTCGAGAAACTTGTGTCCTCACTGGACTTTGAAAACGAAGAGCAGTTCCGTGGCAAGGTAGCAACTGTCAAGGAATCATTCTTTAATCAATCTGTCGTATCAGAAGAAGTAGAAGAAGATCAAGTAGATCAGGATGCCGTTGACGGCATTACTGAAGACGTTGCTCCCTCTATGGAACGGTATCTGACTGCTATTCGCAACACTCAACCCAAATAAGTTTTAGGAGATAACAAATGGAACTTAATTACGAATCACTGGTCCAGAAGTGGAGTCCAGTACTTAACGAAGAAACTGCTGGTAAGATCGAAGAGCGACATCGTCGTAACGTAACTGCTGCTGTTCTTGAGAACCAAGAGCGTGCAATGGTTGCTGAAAACTCACAAGCTGGTTTCCTCGCAGAAACTCCTGCTAACAACACTGGTGTTGCTGCTAACTGGGATCCCGTATTGATCTCACTGGTACGACGTGCTATGCCTAACTTGATGGCATACGACGTTTGTGGTGTACAACCAATGTCTGGTCCTACTGGTTTGATCTTCGCAATGAAGAGCAAGTACTCCGGTGAGCGCAAGGCAGACGGTTCTGCAATGCAAGATCACAACGGTGTTACTGCTGGTACTGAAGCACTTCATCAAGAAGCAGAGACTGCTTACTCTGGTGACAGTGGTACTAGTCACGCTGGTGGTCCTTCTGGTCTTGCTGGTGCGGCTGATCCTGTCGACACTAACCGTGCAACTGGTGACTTCGGTGGCGGTATGTCTACTGAAGACGCAGAAGCACTGGGTAACACTGGTAATGCTTTCGGAGAGATGGGTTTCACCATCGAGAAGGCAACGGTTACTGCAAAGAGCCGTGCGTTGAAAGCAGAGTACACGATTGAATTAGCACAAGACCTGAAAGCAATTCATGGTCTGGATGCTGAAGCAGAACTCGCAAACATCCTGTCTGCAGAGATCCTTGCTGAAATCAACCGTGAAGTAATCCGAACTATCAACAGTCAAGCAAAGACTGGTGCTCAGCAGGCTAACACTGCTATTGACGGCATCTTTAACTTGTCTTCAGACGCAGACGGTCGTTGGTCTGTTGAGAAGTTCAAGGGTCTGCTCGTTCAACTCGATCGTGAGTGTAACGTAATTGCTAAAGAGACTCGTCGTGGTAAGGGTAACGTAGTAATCTGTTCTTCAGACGTTGCTACTGCTCTGACTGCTTCTGGCATGTTGGACTACTCACCTGCTCTGTCAACTCAGTTGCAAGTAGATGATACTGGTAACACCTTTGCTGGTGTCCTGAACGGTCGCATCAAGGTTTACATCGATCCTTATGCAGTTGCTGACTACATCACTGTCGGTTACAAGGGAACTAACCCATATGACGCAGGTGTTTTCTACTGCCCATACGTTCCTCTGCAAATGGTTCGTGCCGTTGGTGAAGATGACTTCCAACCACGTATCGGGTTTAAGACTCGTTATGGTATGGCAAGCAACCCATTCGTAGGTGCTGCACCTGCTGATGGCCTTGCTGCAGTCAAGACCAACCAGTACTACCGTATCTTCCGCGTTGATAACATCCTCGCATAAGTAAGATAAAAAGAATCGGGATCCCGAGTACAGATTTAAAATAACTATAACCGGAAACGGAACTTACCCGAC